CCGCATCCTCGCCCACTTCGGAAAAGATCCGAGACTCACGCATTTACGTTTGCCCGCGATCAACTCCACGTCCGAAGTAGGCTTCAATCCTTCGCTGCCTCTCGGGCCGCTCGTCCCGCAGCTTCACTCCATCGAACAGCTACTCGAAATCAAAGGGCTGCTCAGCGATTACTGGTGGGCCGCTCAGTACCAGCAAAACCCTCGTGCGCTTGGCGGTAACGTCTTCAAGGAATACGGAATCCAGTTTTATCGCGCTCACCAGCTACCGGAGAAATTCGACAAAGTTATCGACTCGTGGGATTGCACGTTCAAGGACACGGACGGAACGGATTTTGTCGTGGGGCAGAAGTGGGGTAAGGCCGGCGCGAACAGTTATTTGCTTTTTCAGTTTCGCGCGCGCATGAGCTTCACTTTGACCAAAACAAAGGTCGAGGAATTGCATTTGATGAATCCTCGTTCGCGCGAAGTGCTGATCGAAGATAAAGCCAACGGACCGGCCGTAATTGACGCTCTTAAAGGCACAGTTCCGGGGATTATTGCCATCGAACCGGACGGATCGAAGTTGGCGCGCGCTCACGCTGTCACCAGCTACTGGGAAGCGCGGAATATCTGGATTCCTCATTGGGACGACTGCCCCTGGGTTAAAGAACTGATCTCGGAGCTTACTAAGTTTCCCGCGGCCGCCCACGACGATCAGGTCGATGCGTTGAGCCAGGCGTTGCGCCGACTCTATCCGCTCTTCGGAACGCTCAGAATTTCAGCATCGATTCTTCAGAAAGCTGCGCGGTAAGGCTGAAATGGGTGTAATAATTTGTTCGTTACTTATCTCAATCATGAGGAGGTCGCGGAGAATCGCCAGAGCAGAAAGCTCCTGAAGTGTCCAACCAAACCTTTGGGAGCTTCCAATTTTCCGCGCATGATGAACGCCACCGCCTTGACGCCTTCGTTGACGGCGTGGTGGGCAAGCGCATCACGTACAAGGAGGTTATCGCATGATGACGCATTTTGGAGATCCCTGCATTCACTGCCAGATTCTCCATGACGATGTTCCTGTTGGACCGTGCCAAGGCGATCCAGCGAAGGTGGTTGATATTGCCTTCTCTTCGCTTGGTGTTCGATGGGATGGAATCGAGCGGTTCGTGGTACTGCGAAGTGATAATACACTGCGAGAGCATTACGCGCACCCGGCGATGCACTTCGGAACACGTCATCAGGTGAACTGTACTGTCTTTCCGGCGTTGAGGTACGACCCGGAACTAAAGCAGACCGCCATTCGCGCTGGTTGGCTGGTATGGAGGACTTACTAAGCCATGAGCGACACTCCGAAAGTTCTGAACGCCAGACAAAAAGCATTTAACGAGCACTTCGAGTGGTGGAAGGAAGCAAACGGGGATTATATTGCTAATTGCCCCGCATCCTCCACGTTAGCTCTAGCCGCAGCGGCCTCAGCGTGGAACGCGGCATGTGCCTGGGCAGTAAAGCGAATCGGAGAATAGATGCGCGCAGCTCCCGAAGCCCACAAGAAAGTCAAGAATTACGAGAAGTTTTTGCTTGACGCTATTGCGAAGGGTAACGAAAAGGAGCAGCGCTGGTGGGCAGCACGATTGCTGGCAGCTGAAGGGGAAGAGAATCGGATTTTATGCTCGCGCAGTCCATATCCGGATCGAATGTACGGTCGTACGGTATATCGGGCTCGTGCGCAATTTACGCAGAAAGCTCCAGAACCATGGTCCTGGCTTCGAGTGACTGAGTAATGAGAGGGACACCAATGAAGACTTTCCGCTTTACCATCCTGTTTGTCGTCGCCTTCGTGGTTGGCATGTTCTCCGTCGATGCGCAAACCACCATCGCCCCTTTTGTCCAGGTGAACGGCGGCTCCTGGCAACAGGGCGTTAGCACCGCAGCCATCAATCTCGGAGATGTTGTCAACCTCTCAGCGTGGCCGGAGGTGGCGACAGGGTACTCATGGACGGGGCCCGGGGGATTCACTTCGGGATCACGTACTGTGGACGGTGTTGCGTACCCGGCGGCATCCAACACATATATCCTCACTTACATTGATCCCTCTGGCAAGCAGAGCGTGCAGCCCTTTACGGTCACGGTTAACCCCACGCCGTTCCTGCCTTATATCCAGGTGAATGGCGACGCGTGGTTGCAGGCTCCCAACGCAACCGTGAACGTGGGCGATACGGTAAACCTGTCAGGGCAGAACATCGGCCCCAACGGGTCGTGGAGCTGGGGAACGCTGGGCGTCAATACCCGCGAAGCGTTCAACGTCCCGATCACGACTTCGAGTAATCTCTTTGCGGAGTCCTACACAAACACCTCGGGCGTGGTCAGCACGCAAACCTTCACAATTACAGTGAATCCCACGCCAATTCTCACCTGGGCGCAGGTGAACGGTGGAGCATGGCAGCAGGTTAGCGCAATCAGCGTGAATCCGGGTGATGTCGTGAACCTGGCGACATGGCCAAGCGTGGCACCGGGATGGTCGTGGGTTGGGCCGGGTAGCTACTCGGCTTCCACGAGGGAGATCACATCCGTGCCGCTGACTCAGGGCGCGAACATTTACACAGCCACATACACGAACCCTGATGGCGCGATAAGCCATCAGTCTCTAACGGTGACGGTGCTGGGCTACTCAGTGGAACTGTCGTGGAGCGCTCCGGCCAATCAGAATGACCCTGTGACTGGTTATCACGTCTACCGGGCCACAGGAAGCGGGGCCTATGCTCTCCTGGGCAGCGCGGCGAGCACAGCTTATACTGACACGACTGCGGCCAACGGTTTGACCTACAACTATGAAGTCAAGAGCGTTGACGCTGCCGGGGTCGAAAGTGTTGTTTCGAATGTCTATACAGCGGTGATTCCATGAAAAAATGTGCCGATTGCGGTAAAGTTCTCACCGATCCCATTCACGATAACCTACCAAAACCCGGTAATCACGTTTTTGCGGTTCAAACAGCGTATCGCGTCCCTCTCTTTACTCCTGCGCCGGCAGCGGCTTCCGATGCTGATGCGAAGTGACGCTCCGCAGAAAGACAGTCCCTTCAGCTTTGCTGGAACTGTTGCCGTCTGTAAGGAATGCACTGTAGATATTTGGCCCGGTGATTTGGTTCTGGCCGTTCATGAGCGATACGTAAGCGCTCGGGGCTCTACTTACATTCACCACGAGATTTTATGCGAGGATTGCGGTAAGCTTTATCTCGACTCTCAGGAATTGGGGCAAGATGCTAAATAAATTGCGTCGCTGGATTGTTGCGAGACTCGCTGTCGCCCCGAGCGACCCTCCGACTCCGAAGCAACGTCAGTCGCTCACCGCGACTCTCAGTAAGGCGCGCGCTGAGTCCCTGGCAACCGCACGGCGCTACCAGTATCCCGTCAAACCTCCTGAGTTGCCCGCTGGCGTCGCGCCTCCTACTGTACGGCGTGTACCTGTCATGGCTGAAGATAGCGGCGCGGATGGCTATGGTCTCAGCTACAACTATGCTCGCGGCCAGGCTGGAATAGGTTGGGTTGGCTTTCCGGGATATCCGTATCTGGCGAACCTCTCAACGCGCGCTGAATTTCGCATGTTCGCTCAGGCCATCGGAACCGCTCTGACGCGCGAATGGATCGTTCTGAACTCTACCGATACGGACGGGGATCAGGCAAAGGCTGAGACGGTCCAACAGAAAATTACCGAACTGACGGAAGAGATTCGCAAAATCGGATTGCGTGAAGCTATTCAGCTCGCCGCGGAACAGGACAGCTATTACGGTCGGGCTCAAATCTTCCTCGATCTCATCGGCCACGATCGCGAAGTGCCGCTCTATATCAGCGACAAGACGATCAAAAAAGGTACGAAATTCCGCGTCAAAGTTATTGAGGCGATGTGGACGACGCCGGCCGTTTACAACGCCATCGATCCGGCCGCTCCTGATTTTTATAAACCTACCTCATGGTTCATGCTCGGAAAGCAAGTCCATTGGAGTCGGCTTCTGACCATCATCACGCGGCCAGTTCTCGACATGCTGAAGCCAGCCTTCAATTTTGGCGGGATGAGTATGTCGCAACTTGCGGAGCCTTACGTCGATAACTGGTTGCGTACGCGCCAGAGCGTCAGTGATCTGATTAGTAATTTCAGCATCACGGCTCTTGCCACCAGCATGGATCAGGCGTTGCAGGGCGATGAACTTGCGGCCGATAACGTCTTTAATCGCGCTGAATTATTCACGTTGACGCGCACCAACAAAGGGGTAATGCTGCTCGACAAAGAGCGTGAGGAGTTGGTTCAGATCAATACTCCCCTCTCGGGCCTTGCTGAATTGCAGTCGCAATCGCAGGAGCAGATGTGCTCCGTAAGTCATATTCCAGCGGTCGTGCTGCTCGGGATCTCCCCGACCGGCTTCGGGAACCTCGCGGAAGGCGAGATTCGTGCATTTTACGATTGGGTTGCTTCGCTGCAGGAAACGGATTGGCGCAAGCCGATTGAGCAAATCATTAACATTCTTCAGCTCTGCCTGTACGGTATGGTTGATCCTGACATCACCGTCGCGTTCCAGCCGCTATACCAGATGACTCCGAAGGAACTGGCGGAAATTCGCACAGCTGACGCAACTACAGATGCAGCGTACCTGGATCGTCAGGTGTTGAGTCCAGAGGAAGTTCGCGAAAAGCTGGCGCGTAATCCGGAGAGCGGTTATCAGGGACTGGACGTTGATGACATTCCGGAAGTAAATGAAGAGGGGCAGGAGGAAGAAGATGAAGACGTTCCTTAAAGTTGCGGCGCTATGCGTGGGTGTTCTCGGACTTGGCGCGCTGCTGGGTGCGGGTGTTACCGGCGAGTTCACGCAAGTCAATTCCGTCAACGGATATCTGGTCAACGGTGCGGTCGGATCGACTGGCATCGCTCTTTGCAGTAACGGCTCGTATTACGGGGCGGGATGCGTAATTCCTGTTGCGCCGGCTCGTACCTGCAATTCGAATGGCTGCTATCAGATTCTTGCTAATGGGACGATTGAGGAATGGATCTTCACAGGGGCTCTCCTCAATAACAGTCCGACGAACGTCACTCTCCCTTATTCCGTGAGTCAGATTATGGATATTAATTGCACGGATAACAGCAGCCGCGTGAGTGCGGGAGGCAATCAGCCGGTCGGCGCAAACGTCGCGGGGCTTGGAAGTCCTTTTACTTACATTATCGTCGATACGCCAGCAACCGGAATGACTGCTTATTGCTATGTTGCCGGATACTAAAGGCATCCCGTCGCCCCCTAATTACCCCATCATCCCACGGCCTGTTCACGCAAACGTTGGGATCAGGATGGGCTATCGCGCTTCCATGCTTTCGCTTATCGGCGAGATGAACGCGAGCATTGAGTTTTGGCTGACCCAGCAATACCACGCGGCTCCTCCGTTACAGGCGATGGACGCGAGCCCGGCGCGCGAGATGCAGAAGCGTTTTCAGGTTCTTGCGAAAAAATGGATCAAACGTTTCGAAAAGCAAGCTCCTGAAATCGCCCAGAAGTACGTTTACGCGCAGTACGCGGCGACCGATTCAGCGATGAGAATGGCTCTGAAAGACGTAGGGTTCGCGGTCAACTTCACGATGACACCGGCAATGCGTGACGCTCTCACCGCATCCTTGAATGAAAATGTTTCGTTGATCAAATCAATCCCGAGTCAGTATCTTCAGCAAGTCGAAGGGATCATCTCACGCGCTTATGCGAGCGGGCAGAATCTAAAGCAGATGACCGACAGGCTTCGTAAGCTCTATCCGAAAACTGCTGACCGCGCAGCCATCATCGCTCGCGATCAGACAAATAAAGCGAACGCAGTAGTAGTCAAGGCGCGTCAGCTTGAATTGGGGATTAAGGACGCCATCTGGATTCACTCGCACGGAGGGAAGGTTCCGCGGCCGGACCATTTGGCAGCGAACGGTCGACAATATAAAATCGCGGAAGGTTGCCTTATTTCAGGGCGGATGATCCAGCCCGGGGAGTTGATCAATTGTCGTTGCGTATCCCGCCCCGTGTTACCTACCCGCTTTTAACGCTTGACGAACGGCGATCTCAGTATTACAAATAACACCGCATGGAAGCGCAATTACGTTCGGCTGATTTTGCGTTAGACGCCACGTTGCGCACTTACGACAAAGAAGGCCGACTCCACATCGCGCGCTCGCATATTTCGAAAGCGTGCGTTAATCCTTATTTTGGCAGCGAAATTCCCGGAGCTGAGCGGCTCGGGTTGGATCTCAATCGCGTTTATTACATGCTTCGCTCGCCGGAAGAATTAGCAAAAGGTGCGCCCAGCTTTAGGAATAATCAGATTCTCTCGAAACACGCGCCAGTTTCAACTTACGACACTCTCGAAGAGCAGGAACAAAAGAAATGGATTGCGGGAACCATCGGTTCGGACGTTGAATTTCTCGCGCCGTATCTGGACGCTGACGTTTGTATTTGGGACGCAGCGAGCATTGCGGGAATCGAGACCGATCAGATTCGGGA